TTGTAACAGCAAGACCCTGGGTCCCGCTTCCATTATACGAAGCATGAGCAGCTACAGCTCCAGACATTTTTATTTAATATACGAATATATTTTTTTTTTAAATTAAATTCGTATATTAATTTTTAATGAATATATTTACTATAATAACTTAATACATAGCCAAAGATGCAGCACCATCCTTGTAAAGACCTGTTGTTTCGCCTACACAGGTTACATTAATAGTGCCCTGTTCAATGGAATAACCAGTTGATGTAATGTCTGGATGAGTAAATGTAAGACTTAGACGGATGTTATCAAAGCGATTAAGTGGAACGGAAGAACCACCATAAGCTCTTGCAGCAAGAGGGAATACATAATAGCCCATACCAGTATCTAAATCCTGTTTATCAATTTCAAAATCATTAGAATATAAACCTAACGATTTATTTGTAATACCTCTTAGCAAATGACCTTCAAGCTGACCCGAAAACGAAGACGAGTTGAGTTTAAGCTCGGCGGTCTTTAGAGTTGGAACAGATTCCTGTCCATATCCACCGCGACCAAGGAAATCGGCGCTAATTACTAAATGAGAAGCGTATAGAGAAAAGTGATCTAGGTCAACTATAATAGGCTGATCTGGGTATATTTTAGCTGGGAAAATAGTATTAACGTTCTGAGTCATCTTAAGACGCTTAGGAATACCATTTGGCATTTTCTTCATTTGTTCGCGCTCTTCATTACACATAATCATATGCTGACCAAATAGCTTGGTGGTTAGTGTTGCATTAGGTATCCAATCGTGAGCGAAATTAGAAACATATGTTCCTTTTCCTACTACCTGTCCGTTTACATCAACTACATCACCACTGTAGGAAGGATAAGCCTTGACTGGAGTATTATCCCAAATATCGGTAAAATTAGCATAATGAATCTTAATCTTAACATTCTGATGAGGAGCAGCGGCCATTAAGTAACCATCCTCAGAATTCTGTGTAAAATTCTCTAACTGAGGACCGAGGGTCTTAGTAAGTGTAGGTAGAGGAATAAAAGCCTGATATTTCTTACCAGGTGTCCATTCTGGCTCGCCTGGCGCACACCTGGTACCATCTCCCTTAACATAACCGGTAGTCTGAAGACCGAGGCGATTGTAAGAACTCTCTGGCATTTCTGTGGCGTTAATAGATAACAAATCATTATATTCCAATGTCTGCCAGATCTGAGTACCAACCTGGAATTCAATTCTCTTGATAATTTTGGCTAGGGGAAACTTAACTTTAGATTTAAGGGTTGAACCACCCCAACCGGTAGAAGAATACTGAAGATCGGCGCCGGCATAGCCGGTAGCCGGGACATTATCAAGGGCTACGCCAGATACAGGCTGAACAGCATTTTCTGGAATCTTGCGCCAAAGAGCAGACCAATGTGGTCCTTGGTTGTTATCAGCAGAAGCTCCTGGAGCCGATGGCTGAGGAAGATTTAAAAGATCGGGTACTGTATCCAAAGTAATTAAACTCCAATACCAATTGTAAGCTACAATTGCATCATCTACTGTCATGTAACAACCTCCTTCGGGTCTTTGCGTGTCGGAATTTTTAGGTAATCCAGCGGTCGCGAGGGTGGTAGCGGCGTAACCTAAAACAGGGTAGCTATTGTCATTATAATACTTTACAAGCTCATGAAGATCGTCAATTTGTAGAGAAAGAATCTGCAACGCAGGATCATTTACCCACGCCCAACCATTTGGTGGAGCGGTCTGAAAGGTAGTCCCTGCTACTGTGGGGTGGTTAATAGTATGTTTTTCTCCTGGGGAAAGCTTTTTGAAATAACCACCGCCGTAGATACCGGGGTTGGTGGCCAGAATAGCACTAAGTTTACCGTCTGCGTGATTGTAAGTAGTTGAGAAGCCGTCGCGAGCACCCTTGTTTGGCTGCTGAGCACCGGCCGGACCTCCTTGATCAAATCCAACAACTCTTACATCTTGTCTGTTCGCTGGTACATAATATGAATATTCGCTTGTTTTAACTTTGCCTCCAAGAGGGAAGCCCGCCGAGATCAAAGGCGTTGTGTCTAAAGATACTCCCTGGGAAGCCGCTTCCTTTACTATAGGAAGATTTTTAGCGGAGGCGCCCTCGTTTGGTAAGTAACCCCAACCAAACTTCTCAACGGGGGAAATATTAAGACTACTGAGTGGAGCTAAAGGAGCAGTGTCGCTTGGAGTATTCATATCAACTGTAACAGATAGATAAATGTCACCTAGACAGTCTATGTCATTATTAACTGTAAAAATTTGACTACCACCCCACGACGCGTTTTTACCAGACCCGGAAGTTGGGATCTCTAAAGTAGACGACCCGTATAGAAGCTGACGTGTGGTGTCGGTTTCGTTCCAAAAAACTGATACAACGTCACCCTTGTTGGCGTCGCTTATTTTATTTGTAACAGCAAGACCCTGGGTCCCGCTTCCATTATACGAAGCATGAGCAGCTACAGCTCCAGACATTTTTATTTAATATACGAATATATTTTTT